AGGCACAAGTAGAACAACTGCTCCATTGATAGATTTGAATGGTCCTGCTGCAACATCAGCAACAAAGACCACTAACAACAATATTACAGTTAACAAAACAGTAAAGCAAAGTATTACCAGCAGAGTTCCAGAAGCTGAACCTTGGGGAGGACATACAGAACAACAAACTCCTGTTGCAAGTTGTGCAAGTACTAATCTAGACCTTAGGGGTGTTGATATAGATCTCAGTAACATTAATAATACTAATACAGATTCTGCCAATCTTGTTGGACGTAGATCTGGTTCTGGAGTAACAGACGATGGGTTTGACAGTAATGCAAAATATCCAGAATATGCATCCCCGGGTACTAGTCCTAATTCAGATGACGAAAATGTTGCTATAATCTCAGATAATAATATCTCTGGAGTATTTGGCAGATCAGTAACTGAAGAAGAACAAAGACTTGGTATGCGACAAAACAATTCAGGGTATATATCTGTTAAAAGCGCCACACCAGATGAACTCAATGTTAATCCTAGAAAAGGGAGACCTTTTTAATGACACTCGAACAAGTTGATAGAAAGTTTCAAACTGTATGGGAAGATTTTGTTGTACAAAATACATCATTGTACAATACTCAGTTGCTACTATCAGATCTAACTGCAAGTGACGATTGTAAACTTACTGCACTTAATTTTAGTAGATATCACGGTTATGTAGGCACGGGCTACGGAGAAAGTTCAACTAGTGTTGGTGTAACTGAACAACAAGCATATGATCTTTGGGACAGTGAATTTAATAGATATCAAAAAATTGCAAAAAAACAATTACTATCCAAAAACATTGTACAAATGACCCAAACAATGTATGATGCACTTGTGTTGTTCAACTGGACAACAGGTAATATATTTTACAGTAATGCTACTGAAGGTCAGTACAACATGACCAACGCAATTTTAAGAAAAGACACAGATACAGTAGCAAATATGATGTCGAGAAGTGTTATGAACAAAGAAAAGTGTATGCGTTGTGCTAGTGTACTGAGGCTTGCAGACTACGGAAACAATAAAAACAGATCTTGGATGCGCACCAACGGCATATACTACATGAGAAATCAAAATGAAAAGAACTTGTTGACTGACGCACAACTCAAACGTGCAAGATTTGCATACTATGCAGAGACACTGAAGTTTTTGCCATTTACTCCTGAAAGTATTAAACGAGATATTGCTAAACGCTACAATCAAACACTAGTGAATCAAACATTCACATACAGCGGAACTAACACATTTACTATGGACACTAATTTTAGTATGGATCCAATTGAAAAACTGGAAGTAAGACTCAACGGAGAGATATTAGATCATTTATTTGATTTTACAGTGAGTGATTTAGTTGTTACTATCACAAAAAACATGACAAATGGCGATATTATACGTACTCAGATCAAAATATAAAAAGGAGCAGTTAATTTTGCCATAAATATTAGTATGGCAACATACATCGGATATAGCACAATAGACACAGTCACAGGCAGTAAAACATTGGAAGATGTTGATATTGCAAAACGTGACTTGATGAATCATTTTTACACTCGCAGAGGCGAACGTGTAATGAATCCAACATTTGGTAGCATACTACCTGAGTTGGTGTTTGAACCGCTGGATTATACAACAGAAGCAGAAGCACTAGACGATGTGAATAGAATAGTGACTAACGATCCTAGATGGAGAGTTATAGAAACACTATTGAACAAGCCCACCGAGCATACACTAGAAGTGCGTGTGAGAATGGAATATATTGATACAGGAACAGCAGAAGAACTGTTGTTAACATATGTAGGTGAAGAATAATGGCACAAGGCGCAAGACAGAGCAGTTTATTTGCTGCTGAAGATTTCAGCGTAGTGTACGAAAGTTTTAGTGAAGCTAATTTTCAGGCTTATGACTTTGAAACTATTCGTAACGCTATGGTTGATTATATTAACAACAACTATCCGGAAAACTTCAATGACTGGATCAACTCAAGTGAATTTGTAAGTTTGTTAGAACTTATGGCTTTCTTAGGTCATAACTTAGCATACAGAGCAGACTTAGCCAGCAGAGAAAATTATCTAAGCACAGCAGAACGCAGAGAAAGCGCCTTACGTATTGCTGACTTCTTAGGATATACACCTACTAGAAATGTTGTTGCCAACGGATTTTTAAAGATAGACAGTGTGAGAACAAACGAGCCTGTGTTTGACACAAACGGTAACAGTTTAGCAAATATATCAGTGCAATTTGATGACACAACTGATCCCAACAGTTATAAAAACTTTTTAACTATTATGAACAGCATGTTTCAAAGCAGTAGTCAGTTTGGATCTCCTTATAGTAAAGTTACAATAGGTGGTGTGAGCAATGAAATTTACAGAACCAGCAGTGTAAACAATATAGCAACTCGCAATTTTCAAAACAGAATCAATAACAAAAATGCCACATTTAGTTTTTACAGTAGCAAAACTACTTCACAGAACACAGTGATTGAAAAAACACCTGATCCTTACAGTGTTGTTGATTTGTTGTACAAAAATGACAACAGCGGTAATAGCAGTTCAAATACTGGATTTTTTGTAGGATTCAAGCAAGGTGCAATGGAATACAAAGACTTTAATATCACAAATGGTTTATCAAATATGGTACTTGATATTAATGTAGACAACATTGCAAATGGAAACATATGGGTACAAACAATCGACGAAGTAGGACAAGTACAAAAAAATTGGACAAGAGTTGATAAGCTGTTTGGAAACAGTGCTATATTTAACAGCACCAGTAATGCTATCAGAGATATTTACAGTGTTGCTAGCAGAGAAAGTGATCAAGTTAGTATTGTATTTGGCGATGGAAGTTTTGGAAATATTCCACGTGGTAACATTAGAGTTTGGTATCGCACAGGACTAAATGAATCTTATAGCCTTAATCCTGATACATTTAATAGTACAAGTATGAACATTGATTATCAAGGAGCTGATGGTAATACATACAATGCACTTTTTACTCTCAGTTTGAAGAATAATGTAACCAACGCTAGCACAAGAGAAAGTGTTGCTAGTATCAAAGCCAATGCTCCAAGATTCTTTGCCGCACAGGACAGAATGGTTACTGCTGCTGATTACAGTATTTTTCCTGTAACAGTAAGTGAAAATATTCGCAAGATTAAAAGTATTAACCGTGTACACAGTGGTCACAGTAGATTCCGTGACTTATATGATCCTACAGCAACTTATAATGATGCAACACAATACACAGACGACGGTTATGTGTATGAAAATAATGTGACCAACAGAAGTCTTGTTAGTTTGCCTAACTCGTTGAATGGTGAACAGATTTATAAAAAGTATATTAGACCAATGCTGGGCAATGCAGAAGTTAAAAACTTTTACTACACAAGACAAGGTTACACAAGCACAACGTTTAACAGCAATTCAGATTTCAATAATACAACAAGTGGCATTGTGTTTAGAAATGCAACAGAAACAGACATCACCGGAGTATTCCGCTGGAACCAAGTTACAAAAGCAAGTGGAAGTAGCAGTGGATATTTTACCAAAGACAGTATTGTACAGCGTACCGGACTTGTGCAAACCAACAGTTTGAAAAAAGCAAGTTTAAACAGCTTGGTAGAATTTATTAGTGCGCCTTATCAGATGGGGTATGTAAAAACTATCACAGTGGTAAACGGCGGCACAGGATACACAGGCATACCCACAGTTACAGTTAACGGCGTTGGATCAGGCGCAACAGCTACAGCCACAGTTACAAGTGGCACAGTCACAGCTATTGCAATTACCAATGCAGGAAGTGGTTATGAAAACGGTACTACAGTTACAATCACAGGTGGCAGCGGAAGCAATGCCACTGCTAAAGTAACACTAGCTGACAGTAACACACAGTGGGTTAAAGTTGATAGACTTTACAAAGATGGCTTGGGTGATGACACAGCAGACGGTATTCCAACAGGAAATGACAACACAGGCAAAGGTGCTGTGGTGCTGAGTGGTGTAGTAGAAGATGGTGCAAGAGTTAGACGTATTGTTCCTGTGTTTGCCAAAGACTTTACAGACACAATTAAAACACAAGTTGTAAACAAGATAGATTCAAAAGTAAGTTTTGCACTGAGATATAACAGTGACACACAACAGTGGCACATCATTGAAAGCGGAGATATTCCTGCTAACACAACCACACTGAATGCAGTGAGTAGTTGGAGTAGACAGTACGAAGGTAATACAGGCGGCACTGGCATAGACAACAGTTGGCTTATACGCTTCAACTATAGCAGTACACAATGGGAAATACTTACTCGCAAAACACAAATGGTATTTGGCAGTAGTGCTAAACTTAAATTTAGCAACTTAAACTTCAACAGTACATTCAGCAGTGAAACACAAAAACCTCTCAGAGATTGTTTGAAAGTGTTGAGAATAAATCCTGTTAGTGAACTAGATTCAACTGCTTTAGGCAGAGACTATAAGTTTAATTTGTTTGGATATTTTGTATATCAAGATGGCTACACAGATCCTCACAATGTGAGAGTTACACTTGCTGATCCTAACAACGGAGACTATCCTACTAATCCAGAAGCATTCAACAATGTATTAGCTGGACAAACTATTAAACTAGGAACAAAAACTGTAGACGGATTTGACTATGTGTGTTATGATGCCAATGGTACTACAATTGTAAACGGTAAAGCTAATTTGCACACACAGTATGACAGAATCAGTGACATCAACAATGTAATTGATCCTGCTATTACAAACATTGTAGACACATATGTATTAATGTCAAGTTATGATAGACAGTTTAGAACTTGGACAAAATATGATGGCAGAACAGAAACTAAACCGAATCCGCCAACTATTAGTGAACTTACAAATATGTTTGAAGTATTAGAAACTAAAAAGAGTATTAGTGATCAAGTTATTTACAGACCAGTTAAGTATAAAATACTATTTGGTGATTTGGCTAGTAGTGAACTACAGGCTAGATTTAATGTAACTAAAACTGCAAACAGTACACTCAGTGACACTGAAGTAAAACAGCAGGTAATAAGACTTATCAATGATTACTTTGCAGTTGAAAACTGGGACTTCGGTGAAGACTTTTACTTTACTGAAATGGCAGCATATATTCACAATAACATGATTGGCGAAATAAGTCAAGTTACAATTCAACCAGTTGGCAATAGCACAGACACCAAAGAACTATTTGAAATAACTAGTGCAGGAGACGAACTATTTCTTCCTGTAGTTGAAGCATCAAACATTATTGTGTCTAACAGTATTGTTTCCAACAGCACAACAATAGCTGAAAGCACTGGAGTATCTTACCAATGAGCGAACGCAGTCCACGACCTATAAAGGCGCCGATGATCACAAGACCGGGTGAGTCTAACGAACACTTTGGTACACGCAATATCTCAAACTTTTTACCAGAGATATTTCAAACACAGGTCAACAGACAGTTTTTAGATACTACTATGGAGCAATTGCTCAGTAGCGGTAGCTTACAGCCTATCAAGAACTATATAGGACAACAGTATCTTAAAAATACTGTAGCTGACAACTACATCGTTGATGATAGAAGCAATGACACATACCAGTTTACACCTGGACTTGTAAACAAAGATACAGATCAAAACATACAAGGTGCATTGCCCTATGATGATCTTATTAACGCAATGAAATTCAATGAAGTTGATGTCAACAATCACAACAAAACATTGAATGAAACTGCTTATACATTGGACTTGCCAATTAACTATGATATGTTTATAAACTATCACAAGTACTTTTGGCTGACTGATATTCTTCCGCCATGTAGTTTAAGTGCAGTGCTTGCTAATCCTATTGATATTGACACTATTATTGGCAGAACTTCTTATACTACACCTACACTAGTGAATGGTAAAACTCTCACACTACAAAACGGTATGAGAATTCGATTTACTCAATCTCAGTTTACTGAATTTACACAAACAGTTTCTGGTAATACAACATTCACAGTGGGTGCTTATTCTAACACTGTAAAAGTTTTTAAAAATAATCTAATACAAACGGTTACAACTGATTATACATATAACACTAATACTGGATTGATAACATTTACTACTGCACCAGCAGTAAACGATGTAATACGAGTAACTAATTTTCATTCTTATAGTACAAGTGGGAATTATGAAGTTGACAGCATTTATATTGTGGATGGTGTAGGCACAGGTATTAAGTTAACTAAACAATACGAAGCAACTAGATATAATCATTATGCAAGACATTTTATTAATACAGCGATTTATGATACTCAGAATAGAAATGACTTTGTAGAAACTCCTACGACATTCAGCTTTGATCCTACTGATACGGATCAATACAAAAACACAAAGCGTGACTATGTTGTTGAAGAGAGATGGGCAGCAGATCACAGTGCATGGGCTAGAAGCAATTTATGGATACATGAAGATAGTGCGCAGGCTATGTGTGCATATCAAGATTTAACAGCTGGTGATTATATTGTTGATACATTCAGAGCTGTACGTCCTGTCATTGAATACAAAGCAGGAATAGAAAAATATAACTTTGGTAAAAATCATATCTCATATGTTGATCATCTAGTAGAAGATAATATTGATCCAGCCACAGCTATTGTTGGACAAACAGATTGGGATTGGACTATTTCTGGTATTACTACTCAATGGAGTTCTGGCAGTGGTTACGAACCAGGCGACTTAGTTTATTTGTCAGTAAACAGCAACATCACTTACTATGAATGTATTGCCAAACACACTGATCCAAAAGACCCTTCGCAGTCACAGAATTACAATTTTTGGAAAAGGATTGTGCCACAAGCACTGCAAAATAATGATATTGTAATGTTCTTGCAAACAACCAACAGTGTTTATAATAACAAAATTTTTAGAGTAAGTGGTGTAGGTACCAGCATTGTTTTAACAGAAATTTATGGCAGCGGAAGTACAGCTATTAATACCAATGACAAAGTTGTGATTATCAATGGTCACAATTCAATGAAGTTTGGTACAACTAACGAATCATCAGAGCCGTATGATGGAAGTGAATGGTATTGGAATGGCAGTGCATGGATTTATGGACAGCAAAAAACTGCACGTAGTTTTGGTATGCTGGCACAACTGTATGATATCAACAATGTAAAATTAGACAATACTGCTACATATCCTAACAGTAATTTCAAAGGTGGTTACATTTTTGATTATGTTCATAACACAGCAAACCCAATAGATGCTGCACTAGGGTTTGGAGTCGACTATGTTGATTATGGTAACAGTCCGGGTATTAACTTTTCAGTTGATTTAGTAAACAAAAAATTCAAGTATACACAAAGCAGTCCAAACACTGAAAAGAGTCTTACACGATCAATAACTGGATATAATTATTATAAAATTTTAGATGGTACTGCACACAACGGATGGGTAACCATTAGAAATAGCCAGCCAGTAAAACGTGTAGTAAGAAAAACAATAACAAAAGCAACAGCGGGCCAAACACTAAAATTTGATCTAGGTCACAATAGTTTTGACAAAGACAAGTATTTTGTGTTCACAAAAACCAGCGACGACAAACTTAGAGTAAGCAGTCAAAAAGATAGCAGTCTTACAAATAGACTAAATCTCGTCAATGGCACATTACCTACACTGTTTATGAACACAGGAACAACATACACATTCCAAACACAATTTGCACAAAATCAAATTGAATTTGTAGATTTTGATGGCACAGCATTGGGCAGTGGGTTTACAAGAAGTTCTGGCACAGGTGATGTGTTTACATTTGCAATTGCAACACCAAGTCAAACAGCAATTAAATATCGTGTTGTTGGCACAACTAACAAAGAAGGTATAATTTATATCAACACTGTTAGCGATTATACCAACATCACAGTATACCGAAACAGAACAAAAATAAGTGCATACAGTTTAAGTGGCAACATTCTTAGCATCACAGGTGCATCAGCTATAGATGATATTTACGAAGTAGAGTATTATACAGAAGCAGATTATAGTGATACAGTAGAAGGGTCACAACTGATAGCTGACACACAAACACATAATGCGCAAAATTTAGATTTTGCAAATATCAGTTTTGGAGATCTAGTAGAACACATTAGACAACAGATGACTGGGATCCCAGGATTTACAGGCGATTATTTTGGTATTAATAATTATAGACAACTACCGCATGTGCATGAATTTGGTGGTACTATTAGACAACAACCATACAGTACAGAACTGTTAAATCAGTTACTGATGGACAAAGATACTAATCCATATAGTAGTGTTAAGTTTAATGCTAATCAATACAGCATATTCAAAAAACAATTCAAACTCAAAGCAGCACAACTGCACAACACATTAGATATTACACAGCCTGTTTACACACTAGTGGATCGTACATTAGAAGCAATGTTTGTAGGTAAAAATAAAAGTACACTGTTTGCCAACAGCAATATGGCTATGTACAGAGATTACGAAAGTGCAGACTATGGTTGGAACAATCCTACAACACCTGTGTTCGATTTACCTGAAAGTGTTAACACATATGACGATGAACAAAATCATATACAGGTTTGGCTAAATGATGATGACGGAGCTGGAAACACCCGCTGGAGAGCTTTGATCAAAGATCAAGATTATACGCTGGGCAGTAATAAAATTACAGTGACAACAACCCCAACATTCCCATCAGGAGGACAAGCACAGTTACACGTAAGATGGTATCCTAGAGCAAGTATTAGCTTTGTGCCACCTAGTGCAGTTAAACTAGGATTGTGTAAAAGTTACTTGCCTGAGTTACGCAGTGATTACAGCAAAGATAGCACAGGAACAGCCACAGACACAGTAATTGTTGGACACGACGGCAGTGTGCATGTTCGCAATGGTACTGAACTATATGACAGAAGTAAAGTAGGATTTGATCCTGTA